GTAGGACTTTTGCTTTTTGCTGCTTTAGCCATTTTCTTCTCAGGGATATTTTTACCCTCTGGTACGCCTAATTCTCTATGCAACTTACCAGGATGCTTGCCTACCGCCTTTTGAATCCACTTATCACCAGCCATTTTATACCCCTTTGCCTATTGAACCAGCTTTCTTTTCAAGATAGGTATCAAGATGGTCACAAAGTTCGCGCAACTCTTTAATTAAATATTCTTCAATTTGCGGTTCTTCTTTCTTCAATTCGTGCTCAAAGAATGCAATCAGTGCCTTACCCAACAATGCAATCATGACTATTCCTTATGCCGCAGAGATAATCGGGGATATAGAAACAGGATTAACTGCCGGAGCAACTGCGGCAGACTGCTTGGACAAATATGATTCCAATTTGGTAATCAATAATTCAATTTCGGCTACAAGCGCAGGCTCTGAATCAACAATACCCTGTTCAATAATTGTAAAAATATGGCTCAATAATGTGGAAAATAGAATAGACATAAATATCCTTATTTATTAGTTTTCATTGGTTTTTTCATATCTCTTTTGAGATTTGATTTAGGCGTAGCTGCCTTTTCTGTAACACCCACAAGGCGAGCCTTTGTTTCTGTTCTTCGCGTCTTATTGGTATCTTTAGCCACAGGCTTCACGCCGCGCTCTGTAGATTCCATTGCTTTCTTAGCATTTTTATCTTCACGCTTATTGTGCGGATTTGATTTCATGACTATTCCCTATTTCATGCAGTCTTTTTTGACCATTTTTTTAACAAGTTTTTTATCTTCTTTAGCATCTGAATGTTTTTTATCTTTTTTAATTTTATCCTTGGCTTTCATCTTTGCGTTCCTTGTTAACAAAATCTGTTAATGATTGCTTCAATTCTTCAACTTTTGCCGCAATTAATTCTTTTTCATTCGCTGCATTTTCAAGTTCATAATCAGAAATAAACGATGATGCTGACCTATCGTACTTTGTTGTAAAAACTTTTACAAATAAACCCTTTGCCTGGTCTGTTTCGAAATCATTTATTTCAATCATTTTCTTTTTTTTCCTCGTCTTGATTCTGAATATGCAATGGCTACAGCCTGCTTTTGAGGTTTTTTACCCACTTTAATCTCAGTCTCGATGTTTTTTTTAAAACCTTTAGTTCCGGGTTTAGCTCCTTTAATTAATGGCATGATTAATCCTTAGGTTTACACCAAACCGTTTTATAAAGGTCGCGTCTTTCTGCTGGATTGGCACCGTCCATGTGATTGCGAACTGAGTTTTCAAGCTGTCTGTCATTGAGTTTGTAAGTCTTCTTGAGCTCTTTGAATGTCGCGGAATGCAAATCTTGCCATGTAACTTTACTCATCTTTTTTACTCCTTTTTTGTCGAATTCTATTTCTTCGCCCTTTATCATCCATATCTTTCATATTATCCTCATGCGTTCCAAGCCATAAATGCTCAGGATTAACACACGCCGGATTGTCACAAGAATGGCAAACAAACAATCCGTTCTTTATAGAGCCTTTGTATATTTTATATGAAAGCCTATGGCCTGATATTGTTTTCCTTTTTCCTAGCTCATCGTTAAATTCAATTTTGGAATAGCCGGCGCGATTTAAATTTCTTTGCCATTCCCAGCACAGGGTGGCATCATTAATCTTATAACTTTGATCAAATCGCTCTTTCAGTGTTCCCATTAAAGGTTCTTTTCTACACATATTTGTTGCTGAACCCGTTCTTCTTAATCTTTGATAATGTTTAGCGCAATATCCATGACCAAAATTAACCTCATTACAATAATCTATTTGGCATCCTTTTGGCTTAACCGTTACAAAATTTGGGTCATCATATTTTTTCCACCTTAAATAGTGTTTATTACAAAACCCTTTTGCCAAATGAGCCTTATTACAATCATCTATTATGCACGTTTTTTCTATCATGATGGCTTTTTATTACTTCGTGAGCTAACTTGTCGTAATCATGACGGTGTTTATGATTAATATCAAGCTCTTTTAACTTAACCTCTGTAGAAGACCTTATTCTCTCAGTCATTGCCTTAACCAACTGCACGCTTGAACTCTGTTCATTCATGTGCATTTGAGCATCAACCTTGAGTTTTTCTGCTTGAATTTTTTCCATATCAACAGCAAACTGCGCTTCATTCTTGGCTTTCTCTTGCTGCAATTTAGCCATTTCAATTTCTTTCTTAATCATCATAGGATTGTTCTGCATCTCTTGTTGCTGAGCCTGCATTGCCATTTGTTTTTGCTGTTGTTGCTCTTTAACCCATTCATCAGTCAATTCTTTAAGCTGCTCAATGCCCTTACCTTCCATGTTATCAAGAACAAAATCAAGTCCTTTTTCGGATATAAATTGAGCAAATAATGGCGACATACCCATCATTTCTTTGACCATCATGATTGTTCTGGATTTTTGAATTTGGAATGATGCACCGGCTTTCAATACAACATTGAGGATTGTTGGGTCAAAATCAATTGGCAAACCGTCAGGCTGATTAATCTTAACAAAGTGTCTTTTTCCTTTAGCATCCATGATTGGCATAGTTTTAGGTGTAGTCATGTACTTAGGCATTAGATTGACGTAAATCTCTGCTACCCTTTGCCATCCTTGCAAGTACCCAACCACATATGGCATAGCCGCACTATTAGACTGCGTGGCACCCTCAACAATTGCCACACCAGATAATTGGTTATTATTTATACCAAGACTAGCATCATAACTACCAAGGACTCCTTGTATAAGGCTATCAGCACCAGTAAACGCTTGAACAATCTCCGGAGGTGCCGGAATCCTCTGTACCTCACGGATTGGGTTGCTAATGGGCATCTCTGCATTTTCTTCATGAACTGAATTAAATACAAACGTAGAGGCATGTTGTTGGTCCTTGTAAGCCTGTAAGAATTCTTCTTCTTTTGGAAGAGCTTCCTTTGCAACCATAAGCTTAGATTGCATTTGGTTTTCAATTTCATTGGCTAGCGCAATACCTGCGTAGTTTTTTAAACGTTGAGCACCTTTAGCATGGTATACATAGGGTCGTGTTACTTGGCGTATATTGCCGTTCTTTGGCGTTTTAATGAGGGCACTATTGCCATCAACAAAGACAAGTGGCAATTGCTCAAAGTCAGTCTCTTCGTATTTTAATACTTCATTTTCAATTAGCGTGTAACGCACTATATTTTCACGAATAGTCTTTCTTGGTTTTCCAACTATTGCTGGTGGGACTGTAATATCGTTCCATTCCTCAACCATTTTATTATACTTTTCCATGGTCATGACTTTGCCATCACGCACCTGGACTATCGTTTGCTCTTTCTTCTTCTTCTCATAGTAATCAGCAAGTAATACGATTTCAGAATTATCGTTAAGATAAGACCAGCTAAACCCAGCGAAATCGCGACGAAAGCTAACTGTATTAAGTTGTACATCAGGATATTCAACCTCGAAATCTTCTTTTGATTTTGGGAAAAGCTGGGCACAGAATCTTCCATCACCCTTATGTGAGAACTTGGTTATTTTATCGAATACGCACAGAGTTGGCTCGCACCGTTCAATCATGATGGCCTGATTCATTGACATAGGATTTTCGTAATCAGTGAATACCTTAAGCACACCAAACCCACCCGACAATATATCCTTATATATTTCATAACGAGTGTGCTCATTGTTAATGTCGAGCATTACATGGCGCAAATGTTCTTGGACTATTCGTATCGTTAACGGGTCTGCATCTTCCTGATTGTCTGCATTAACCTCAATATCAGGCTCTTGCTTGCTCATTTCGCCTAATAATCGGCTAATATAAGCTTCTAGGATATTAAACTCAAGCTGCGGTCGTCCCATACTTTGCAATAAAGTAATTTCGTCTCCAGTAAGATTTGACTCAAAAACAAATCTTCTGAATTCATTGTAGCGATCGTAGTTATGCCTGAAATAGTCATGCCCGTTTTTAACGGCTTTCTTGATGCGTGGTAAATTATCTTGATATTTTTTTGCAACATCCATTGTCGCCCCTGTCGAGTAATCATTACTTATAGGCTTTTTGCTTGAGATTATTAATTTTATTGTTCGTTGAATTTAACGAACGAGCCATGGAATTATAATCAGTTTGATTAAGTTTAGTGTTTATTATTGTTTTGTCAATCAGAGTTGGTTTTATGGCGTCGTACAGGGTGTCGCAAATATCGTCGTGTCTATGACTGTCATTTGCTGTTATCTTGGACATGTGATTGATACATAAATCAACATGCTTGGCGCCGTAGGTAAAGGATATTAACTTAGCTGATACGATTGGTTGCATCTCTAGGAACCGTGCCGTTTTGCTTCCTGATGCCTTTGTGCGCTTGACCTCTCTGATATTGAGTCCTCGAACCCCTTCAAGTGAGCTAATCAATGTCACTCCAGTCGATGCCTTTTCAATTATCGCAATCAATGGCTTAACTTTGTGCAACATACACTCAGCATAAAAGCTCATAAATTCTGACTGCAAATCCTTTGGTTCGATGCGTATTTCCCAACAATCGAGCCAGTGCAATGCATATTGACCTGTTTTTTGTCCGAACTCTACAATTTCATATAGGCCCCAAAAGCTAAATACTGTCGCGTCATTGTAGGTTTTAGAGGTCTCTGAGGTGTCAGCGGTGATAAATGTGCTTATTATTTCCGGTTCTTCTGAGAGCAAAACGAACCATTCTGGTTTAAATAATGCACCACCAGACGGGATTGGATTTTGTTGTATTTGAGAGCTGAAGACGTAAGGCTGTTTTATTTGTAGCTCTTGCAAGTATCTTAATGACTGCATCTCTGGATAGAGCGCATTGCCTGCCTTGTCTATACCTTCGAGGACAGTAAAGTCCCACTCTCTTACATCTTTACCGGATAATAAGAATGCGGCTAAGTCGTCCTCATGAAGTCTTTGGCCAATAAATAGTATGGGTACGTTTTCATCACGCGGACGCTGCAAGATAGTTTCTTGATAGTTGCGTATGACAGTTGCACGAGTAGTTGCAGAGTGAACCTCGTCAGGCTTGTGCGCATCATCGATGATTACGCAGCCAGAGAATCTATCTAATCCTGGATTGCCCGCGTTACAACCCGTGATACCACCAGCGGCACCAAAAGCAGCCACTTCACCGCCTTGGACGGTTTTGAAGTTGTCTTTAGCGCGACTATCGGAGCTGATATTGACATCAAATAGATAGCGATAGTGCTTATTTGTCATTATCTGCTTGATAAATGCTGTGTGCTTGGATGCCAAGTCGTGCGAATAGGATATATAAAGAAAATTACAATCAGGATATTGGGCGAAGCACCAGGCTACGAACATACAGCACATCACGCTCTTACCGTAGCCAGGAGGGATATTGATACCTTTTCCAAATGCCGGGCGTTGCTGATGAAATAGGGTTGTT